TGTTCCATCTCCGGCTCGGAGACCGCAAAACTCCGGACGGCAAAAAAATACTGGAGGTCGTGGAAGCGCAGTCCGACCCTGCGCAACAGGGGCGAGGTAAATTTTTGAATGATGAAATGCATCAAAAATTGCAAGACGAATATGCTTCTTTGAATAAGGCTTATGGTAATGCACATCATGAAATAAATACACTTCTTAACAAGCAAGAGGAATTAAGCAACGAGCTTTATAGAAAAATTCGAGACTCTTACAGCGATAGCTATCAAGGTGCAGAAGCTGCCTCGCAAGCGATGTTTTCCGATTATCCTGGAACTGAATATCCAAAATTGGCCATGAAAATTGACATATTGTCGGAACAAAAATTAAAAATCCAACAGAAACTAAACGAAACACAACAAAAACTCAAGGATGTTATTCCTGAATACCCTCATGTCGCAAGCTCCAACGCGATAACAAATTTGATGATAAAGCAAATTCTCCATGAAGTCGCTGCGGGAGACTACGATGGGGTAACGGTCAACCATGGTCCAACCCAAGCCGCTCGCTGGCCAAGCAAAGAAGGTGCTGCGGTCGGAAAGTGGTACGACACAACGTTCATCCCTCAGCTTTTCAATGCAATGAAGTCGCATGATCCGGAAACATTGCACTATGGCCCACAATTTGTTCCGAGGAATCTCGAGGACAAAGACGGAAATCCTGTGCTCGATCCAAAAACAAACGAGCCGATCGACCTTTGGAAAACAAAAGGTTTGAGCGAAACGACACCAACGAACAAAGGTTTTTCGGTTTCAAAAGATCCTATAAGAGACCGACAACAAACCGGACTTGATTATTATTTCAATGATAATATTTATGGATATGGCAACGATGCTCCTGCAAGGATGCAGCTGAGACAAGATGTGCAAAATTGGCATCACCAACAACGGCCAGACGTTCATGAATCGCCGGAAGCTGTGCGAGTGACCGGAAACGCCATCGCGGATTATTTGGAAGGGAACAACATTCCTTTACCGAAAAAAGACGATATGCAACAGCCCATGATCGAGGCTTCCCCGACCGCAAAAGCGAGCATCCTGAAAAATCAAACGTTGTACAAGCGTGGCGGTCGCATTGGCTACGACTACGGCGGAGACGTTCGCACTGGCGATAACCCAGGTGGCGCGGCGGACGCAAATCGTCCTGCGGCAACCTCCCCCGATGCCGACCGGAATTACAACGCTGGTTCCGGTACCCAAACGGCTGGTCCAAGCGGCGGCAACCGCCCTGACAACCGCCCTGACAATCGCCCTGACAACAGCAATGATCGTTTCAACATTGGAGGCGGCGGCGCACCAATGCCTCCTCAGCGAGGAGACGATAGTTTTTTCGGCAACATGGGCGGCAACATTGGGTCTGTTTTGGGTGGACTTGCGCTCGGGCCGATCGGAGCGATTGGCGGAAGGTACCTCGGCAACCAATTCAATCAGCCCGACAATTCGCGCTTCGAAGCGAAGAATGATGAGTTCGGGAATCCTGTCGGGAACAGCGGCGGTTGGTTGGATTTTCTGGGCAACTCCGGCAACCCTCCTGCTCCAATGACCAGCGACAATCGTCGTGACCCGATTGTTCAGCCTCGCAAACCTCGGAGACGGGTGTTGATGCCAGACGGAACTTATCAAGAAGTTGAGGAATACAAATCTGGCGGCGAAGTAAAAAGCCCCATTGCCAAAAAGACAAAAAAAGAACATAATAGTCCGATTGTCGAGTTCGCCCTCAGCAAAATCAGGTCTCTGCCGCGAGGCTCTGATTACCCCTCTCGCGGCATGCGGGGACGCCCGTAATTGCAACCTCCGGAGACTACCATGGAATATTCCGCCAAAACTGCACGTTCTGCGATGAAGGCAAAGGCAAAACGCCTCTCCTCCACCGACCCACAAAAAAAGGTTGACTCGTCAACTTGGTCGCCTTCCGAGCCATTGAACACGGATGTTCAAACTGGCATGCGTCCATTGAGCAAACGCTCATACAAAAAAGGCGGCAAAGTCGTCGGCAAAGCTGATGGCATGAAGGCGGCAAATCGCGCTGACCGGATGCCCCGCAAGTCGGGCGGTCGTGCAGAACGCTACCTCACTCCTGACAACCTGATCAACCGTGATCAGAAGATGGCGAATGAGGTTCGCGAAGGCGGCAAGGCGCACGTTGGCGGCTTGAAGCGCGGAGGCAAAGCGTTTCCTGACATGACAGGCGACGGAAAAGTTACCAAGGCTGACATTCTCAAGGGTCGTGGCGTTCTTCAGCATGGCGGCAAAGCCAAGAAGTTTGGCGGTGGCCCAATCGGAGAGAACCCAATTGGTCAGCAGAACCAAATGATGGGTCGTGCTGCAGGGGCGATGAAGAAGGGTGGAGCTGTTCGCAAAGCGAATGGCGGCATGCGTTCTGAGGGCACAGATTACGCGAAGTCCAAGAGCAAGATGGAAGATTCCCATGAAAAGTCTATTGCCGCTACTCATGGCGAGTTTAATCCTTTTGCCTCAAAACGTGTCAGCCCTAAAGAAGGGATGATGGCACGGAAACAATTTGCTTCTGATCTTAAAAACTACGACCGGACGGCTTCCGAAACTGGTTACAAAAAGGGCGGTCGTACCCACAAAGCTAGCGGCGGTTCATTCAGCGAAGCGTTCAAGGCGGGTCGTGCCGCGATGCTTTCAGGTGGCCCAAAAACGTTTGAATACAAAGGTAAGATGTATTCCACGGATCTTGCCAAGTCTGCTCCATCAGGCGGTTCGCGCAATGTTGGCATGGGCAGCGCAAATGCAGCTCGTGCTTCACAGGCTTCCAAACGTTCAGAAATGGCGGCAGATCCTAAAATGCAAGAAATAATGCAAAGAGGTTCAATAAACTCTCGCGCAATGGCTCGTCCTCAGAACCAAGGGCAAGGACCAACTCGTGAAAATGAACCACAAGCAGCCGTTAACAAAATAATGCGAGGACAAGTTGAGCAAGATGCGTTTGATAGATTTGCTCCAAATCAATCAGACTATCCTCTTGGAACCCAACTGCCTGCGTTTGAAGGTAGATATGAGGAAAAGCGCGGCGGCAAGGTCAAGTTCGAAGGCTCCGCGAAGGATCAGGCCCAAGACAAGAAGCTCGCGGCCAAGCGCGGCATGACCATGAAGCAGTGGGAAGCGTCGAAGGCTGATGACAAGCACGACTCGCAGAAGTCCATGAAGGGTTTGGCCAAAGGCGGTCGCTCTAATGATGATTCTGCTTTTGAAAAGCCTATTCTTCGTTTGAAGAAGACGGTTACTGGTTCAAATCCCGCTAAATCTTCAAAGATTTACAAGGATATGGATTATAATGAATACCGTGTCAGGCATTATCAGGACGGTAAGCATCTTGAGAAAGCCGATTACTTTGCAAGCGATATGGATGACGCGAACGATACCGCAAACGAGTTTGTCAATAAGAACCGTGGCGGTCGTACCATGAAGTACGGCGGAGGCGGCGTATTCTCGGGCAACTCAACGACCAAGATACCTGGTGCTGTCGGTGGACGCACAGCTCACGCAAAGGGCGGCAAGGCAAAGGGCAAAGGCAAGGGCAAAACGCACATCAATATCATCATTGGTGCGCACGGGAGCCCCGCTGGCGGCGGCATGATGCCGAATGCACCAGTTCCTGCTCCAATGTCCCCGAGAACACCTCCAATGCCTCAAGGTGGTCCTCCAATGCCGCCTCCAGGAATGATGCCTCCAGGAGCTGGCGGTCCTCCTCCAGGAATGATGCCACCTCCAGGAATGATGCCACGGAGATACGGTGGTCGTGCGACCCACGTCATTGATCATGCTGCTGGCGGAGGTTTGGGTCGGTTGGAAAAGGTCAAGGCTTACGGTTTGACTGGACCGAAATAAGTTCTCGGAAGCAATTCCGTGAAAAGGGCCGGACGCTTTCACCCCTCTGTGGTGTCCGGCCCAATAATTAACAGAGGGGAAAATCAGAGGGGTCTGAAATGATATTAAATACGACGCATCAGCTCAGTTATGAGTTGAAAAGAATGATCGGAGCGGAATATGAACGCATCCGAGACAATCTTGCCGCTGGTTCGGCATCTTCATTCGATGAATACCAGCGTCAAGTCGGAAAAGTTCAAGGGCTTTCGCTTGCACTTGAATTTGTGAACGAAGCCAAGGCGATTGCCGATGGTGAAACAGTCAGAGGGGAAAACTGACATGCCTGCAATGAAAATGTACCACGAAAAAGACCCTCGAGAGCTGCTCGTTGAGCAGGTTGGAGACATTTCTGATTTTGAATTGTTCAACAACCAAGTTCTTGTTGCGCTTTATCTCCGACCAAAGATAACAAAAAGCGGAATTATTTTGACTGATCAAACAGTCGACGAAGATATTTATCAAAGCAAGGTTGGCCTCGTGCTGAAAAAAGGCCCGACTGCTTTCCAAGACGAAGAAGGTCAATGGTTCAAAGAAGTAACCATTAATGAAGGCGATTGGCTCGTTTCTAGAGCATCGGACGGCTGGACAATCACGATAAATAGCGTTCCTTGCAAAATTTTGAATGATGTCAATGTCAAAGGTCGCATTTTAGATGTCGATCAGGTTTGGTAAGGAGCCAAAATGTCAGAAAACGATAAAAATGATATTGAGTTGGTGCTTGAACCGCTCGAGAATGAAGTTCCAGCTGAAGACATTCAGGTGGAAAAGGTTGAAGATCACCCGAGGGATGAAATTTCAGCCGAGGACGGCATTCGAGAGCTGAAATTCAAGCTCGAGGAAGAGCGTCAGGCTCGTTTGGACGCTGAAAGGCGGATGAAACAGGCCTCGGAACAGGCAACTGCTGCCAAAAGCGAGGTCGATGACACGAATCTCCGGCTGATCGACAACGCAATCGACACAGTGAAGTCGAATCAGCTTGCATTAAAACGTTCTTATGCAGATGCGCTCTCATCCGGCGACCATGAAGCGGCTGCTGACATTCAAATGCAGATGTCGGAGATCTCTGCACAGAAAATGCAGCTTGAACAGGGCCGGAATGCGTACGAAAACAGGGTAAAGGAGCTGAAAAACCAGCCTCAAGCTCCCTCCGACCCCGTCGAAGCCCTTGCTTCCCAGCTTTCGGGACGTTCTGCAGACTGGGTCAGGTCTCATCCGGAGTATGCAACGAACCCTCGCCTCTATCAGAAGATGATTGCGGCCCACAACCTCGCGGTTGCGGACGGGATCGAGGCTGATTCAGACGATTACTTCAATACGATTGAAGATACGTTGAAAATTCAGTCGCGTCGTTTCGTTCAACAAGAGGATTCCGCCTTGTCAAGTGCTTCTGCCCCAACAGCTCGCCGCTCTGCGCCCCCAGCAGCTCCCGTTTCGCGTTCTCCGACGACCAATTCCGGCACAAAGCCGAATGTTGTGCGTCTAAATTCTCAGGAACGTGAGATGGCAAGCCTGATGGGGATGACAGATCAGGAATATGCCCGAAACAAATCCGCCTTGATCAAAGAAGGCAAGTTGAATTGATTGGAGATATCGAAATGAAGAATGTTGAAGCTGCAAATCGTCGCGAGGTCCGTCCATCGCTGCGTGAAGACGACCCAAGAGCCTTGGCCGCGCAGCGTGCGGCGGAAATCCGTGGTAATTCGTCGCCGTTCGATGACGGGGTGGATGAATTTGCTGCGCCACCTGCTCCGGACGGTTGGTCGTATGAATGGAAGCGCAAATCTTCGATGAATATGGAAGACCTTTCGCATATGAACCATGTTCGGCGGATGGGCTGGACGCCTGTTCCGGTTGAACGGCATCCGGACATGATGCATGTTGGAGCGGAAGGTTCCATTGAAAGAAAAGGTATGCTTTTAATGGAGCGGCCTGAAGAAATCACGCTCGATGCTCGGGCGAAAGATTTGCTCATGGCTCGCCGTCAGGTAAAAATCAAAGAAGGCCAGCTTACATCCTCGGATGGATTGCTGGGTCGCGACGACTCTAAAATGGCTCCGAAACTTAAGAAAAGTTACGAGCCAATGCCGATCCCGAACGATTGATAATTGAAGGGGCAGAAAATAAAAACATCTGCCCCTTTTCATTTGCATTTTTTCAGGCATAATACCCAATAGTCTTCCCTCGGTGTGGAAGATTCGAATTTTTCCCGTTTCACAGTCGCCTCGGTGTGCGATGATGGAAACTCTCTGAGAGGAGAATCCCGTCATGGCAAACACTGCTGCCTATTTCGGTTTCACGCAGTATCAGGGTGGCTCAGGTGGAGCTCCGACTTTTGCACAGTCGACTCGCCGAATCGCTTCTGGTAACACGACACCCATTTACACTGGCGACCCCGTTATGCCTGTTGTTAGCACTGCTAACGGCTACATAACTCAAGGTGCCGCTGGTACAACCCGTCTTGATGGTATTTTTGTTGGTTGCAAATACCTCAACACTTCACTCGGTCGTACCGTATTTTCACCATACTGGCCTGGTTCTGGAGCCACTGGTGACGTAGAGGCTTACGTCATTGATGATCCAAATTCACGGTTCCTTGTTCAGACGAGTTTTGCTGGCGCACCGATGACTGGCACAGCGACCACGATGACTTCGGGCATCATTGGTCAGTATGCACAGTTTACAATCGGTTCAGGCAATACCTCGACAGGTCGTTCAGGTGCATACCTTTCGTCCGTTGCTACAACCGTCACGTTCCCATTCATTGTTGTTGATTACCAGATTAGCGGTAGCAACGGCGGTGATCCAACAACCCAGTACTGCAATGTCATCGTAGGATTCAATAACGAAATCTTCCGGTCGAACGGTGCAGGCCCAACTGGCATTAGCTGAGGAGTAAGGTATTATGGCTGTTAATCTCTCACAGATCAGAGACCTTCTCCTTCCAGGTCTCCGTGGCGTCGAAGGCAAGTACGAGATGATCCCATCTCAGTACGACAAGATCTTCACAAAGCACGATTCAAAAATGGCTCTCGAGCGTACCGCTGAAATGCGCTACCTCGGCCTTGCGCAGCTGAAGACCGAAGGTGGTCAGACTGCATTTGATTCGGGTGCTGGTGAACGGTTCATCTACAACCAAGAGCACACTGAAATCGCTCTCGGTTACGCGATCACCCGTAAAGCAATCGATGACAACCTCTACAAGACCCAGTTCCAGCCATCCAACCTCGGCCTGACGGAATCTTTCCACCAGACCAAGGAAATTTATGGCGCGAACGTTTTGAACACAGCAACGACCTACAACGCTTCGATTGGCGGTGACGGTGTGGCACTTTGCTCCACGGCGCATCCAATTGACGGCAGCACCGTCGCAAACACCCCATCGGTTCAGGTTGACCTCAATGAAGCAACGCTCTTGAATAGCATGATTGCTATTCGGACGAACTTCAAAGATCAGGCCGGATTGAAGGTGTTCGCACGTGGTCGCAAGCTCATCGTTCCTCCTCAGCTTGAGCCAGTCGCAATTCGTTTGACGAAGACCGAACTGCGTCCAGGTACTGCGGACAACGATGTGAACGCGATCATGACAACGGCTGGTGGTCTCAGCGAAGGCTACATGGTTAACGACTTCCTCACCTCCGCTTATGCTTGGTTCTTGCTGACCAACATTGACGGTTTGTCGTACATGGAACGTATCAAGTTCGAAACCGATATGCAGGTTGACTTCGTTACTGACAATCTGTTGGTCAAGGGCTACGAGCGTTATTCCTTCGGTTACTACAACTGGCGTTCGATCTTCGGCTCATTCCCAACCTCGTAATCCACAGGAGACTGCAACATGGCATTATCAGCATTCTCTGGTCCCGTAATTTCCTTTGGTCAGAACACCATTGGCAACACGACGGATTACAATCCTGATCTTGGCCCATCCCTCTTTTGGGGTGGGACAGGCATCATGGATCCCCGTCCAAACTTCAGCTACGTTCCAGGCTCTGGCTCTGGAACGGCAGCTTGCGGTTTCTTGGGGACAGCGGGAATCATCACGTATGATTACAACCCAACTGTAGCGGCGACTGCGGCAATCTCCGCAGCTGCTGCCGCAACAATCAATACACCAGCGACTCTTGTTTCGGCAAATTCGGCGACAACAGGCGTGGCAGTTGCTCAGGCGATCACTCGCTCGGACACTGGCGTGGCGGTTACTGGACTTCTGGCTCTCGATGCTTGCACACAGGTTAGCGGTTACATCTCGAATGGCACTAGCGGAACAGCTGGTAACATTTTGGTTGTTTCCACTGCCTCGTCAGCGATCCTCGCGACTGGCATGATTATCTCCGGCACAGGGATCACCACAGGCACGCAAATTTTGGGTCCAGGCCCAACATTGAACGTGACAAACGGTGCTCAAGGTTCTGGGCTCACTGGCACATACTACGTCAGTGGAGCAAATCAGGCAGCAGGAACGAGTGGTTCCCCTGTTACGATCACTGCAACGGTTAGCAATTCGACAAATGATGGTGTTGCAAATT